GAGACCAGCACCAGCTTGCCGATGCTTTCGCTCTCGGCGTCGTCATTGACCTGCGCAACGATGAGACGGCGCATCACGCTCGAAGCGCTGTTTGCCGCCGAGCTATCCATCTCCGCATAGAACAGCGGCACACGGATATCGGCGGGAATGTTGCTGAATCCGATGGCCATTATTTGCCTTCCTCGATCAGCGCCGTTTTGCCGGCTTTGGTGGATGGGGCTTCGACATTTTTGGTTCTGACATCTCCGTCAGCGAGGCGGCGACGCCACCAGGCGTTGTCAGGAACCTCCCGACCTTCAACGGGCAACAGGTCGCCAGCCTCCGGATCGGGCACAGAGCGGCCAGCGGCCGGCACCACAGTGATGCGCTTGGTCATGGTGTTACGTCTCCAGTGAATGCAACTTCAATGCGCCCGTCAGGGCCAGGTCGTTTCAGGTTTGGATCTGCAGGATCGATGCAGTCCATGTTGATGGTCGCGCCAGTGAACCCGGGCAAGCCGTCGAGCTCCCACTCCTGCCATGTCTCTGGCGGCTGGCCGGGGCGATTGCGGCCGAGCTGGAATTCGGAGAAGAAGGTGAACTGGTAAACCACCCGCGCCCGACTGATATGCAGCAGGGCGCCCTTCCCGTATTCGATTTGTGTGTACTCAGGCCCTGGCATCCAGCCAACAAGAGCGCGCCAGAGCTCAGCGCGGATGTCGTGCAACAGATCGTTGTCCGCCTGGCCACGCTCATCCGATGTCTTCAGCACGATCACTACATTGAACTGGTCGGTGATGTCCTGAATGACCATGTTCTGGGCCCTGCTCGGGCTGGCAGCGTCGGCCGTGGCGATCACATAAGCGGCCGGCAGTTCAAGCTGGGCGCTGTCGACGACTGAGTCCCAGTCGATGCCGCCCGCAATTCGACCGGCAAAGGTCGGGCACGTCAGCCGTAGATGGGCAACGATAGGATTCAATTTCATGCGGGTGTCCGGGTCAGCGATCAGCCCAGCGCGTTTGCGAACGCGGTAGAGAGGATCGATTGAACTTGCGAAGCCGAGTCCTGCAGAGCATCGGCCATGTAGTTGTCGCGCGGCTTGATTCGCCATTCACCGGCGGCACGCTCGGCGATCAAATTTGCCCGCTCGCCTTTACGTCGCCGGAGGCCGGGCGCAAGCTTTCCGGGACGCCGTCCTTTCTTTACTCCGTAATGCAGATAGGCCGGATAGAAATCCTTCATCGCCGAAGTTTTCGTGGGTGATATTCGAACCAAAAATCCGGAGCGGGAAACTTTAAAGTTGATGGACTCCACCGTTCGCCCGGTTCTGCTGGTTGGATACCCATCCTGTCCACCACCCAAGGCAAGGTTCATCTGGGCTTTTTGGGCGACCAGCAATCCAACCTTGCGCATCCCGGCGCGGATCTTTCTTTTGTCGAAGGCGTCGCGCTGGAAGTTGTCGAATCCTTCGACGTGAAGGTAGCCATCAATCGACGCGGAGTTAGCCATAGATGCCTCTTCCTGAGTTGATCAGGCCGAGCTCTTCGACCTCAAGCACGACGAATCGGCCGCGGCCGTTCATGTCGAAACCACGCTTCACCCGATACAGGGTTTGCTGATGAACCACTTCGTAGGCCGTCGTGATGCCAGTTCGAAAACGGAGGAATATGCGGTGGGTAATCTTGTTGTCGGTCTGTGCGCTGTCTGTGTAGACGGCCGAACCGACAGGCTCAATCTTTGCCCATCGCGGGTTGAGCTCCGAGAACAGCGACTCCAGGCCCATGTCAGCAGAGGGGGCATCATCTCGGCGGCGCAGTGTGACGTGCTTGTTGAGCTCGCCAGCGCCTGGTTCGCGATATGCCATTCAAACCCCCATCTGGATTCTGTCGGGTTGCAGTAGCGATCGCGAACCGTGCGGTAGCTCAATCACCGACGACGTATTGATTCCGGTCACAGTGTCCTCTCGGCTCATCCATAGATGACCAAGTGTAAGCAGGCAGGCCGCAACGATGGACTTGTTTATGACCAGGCCACGAGCAACCTCCGTGCAATCTCGCAACGCCTCAGAGAACACAAACTCTGCATCGGCAAGCGCAGCGCCCCGGTCATCCCAGTCTTCAACAGCTTCCGCAGCCGTGACGGCCAATTGGTATGCCGTGCGAGCAGCGAGGCGCGCAGCTGGAACGCCTGCGCGCGCAGCAGCCAAGGCCGCAGCGTCGGCATAGAACCGCCGCTGCAAGAACTTCTGGGCAGCGGTTTCAGCACTGTCAAGCTTCGACTGTACGTCTTCGACATCCTCGGATTCTGCTCGAAGGTGCTTCAATGCCAGTTCGATGCTGATGACGCTCATGATTAGTCGGCCTTTTTCTTGGTGCTGGGCTTGGGAGCGGATTTGTTTTCAGCTTCCGGCGCTTTCTTGTTTTCGGGTGTATCTGCTGCTTTCACGGTGTAGTCCTCGATGAGCCCGTTGCGAAGCAACTCGCGGGCATCCAGTTCGGCAGCCTCGATATCTGACCTCGGCGGCGCATAAGCGCCGCGCCATTCGAATCCCTTAATGGTTTTCAGTTTGATGTCGGTCATCAGATCAAAAGCCCGGTTTCCCGGGCCTCTCCTCTAGCGAGAGCCCGAAGCCTTACGGCGTAGGGTCAGTGAAAGGACCGTGGACAAACGACTGTGGACGGTACACCGCCAACGCCAGGCGCTCTTCCGCGCGGATGGTCACCATGTTCTTGGTGAAGTTGTCAGCGTCTTCAGTCGAAACCTCGACGTTTGCATCTTCACGGTCGAAGACCTGGGCAGCCATATCGAACGCGCCAACCATGAACTCGCCCTGAGGCATAGCGTTGGTATCAACAACCGGCAGGCGCCACATGCGGGGTTGGCCACCTTCCTGCACGTTGACCCAGATGTAGCTGCCGGTGCTGTCCTTCGCCAGCTCCATGTCCGCCCAGTCCACCGGGTTGAGGACGATTGCGCTGGCACGATACTCGGCAATGCGCACCTGCAAGATTGCCCGGCGCAGCAGGTCGATCTTGGTGTCGCCCGCTTTGCGCAGAGCCTCGTTGAACGGGGTAGCCTGAGGAATGAGCCCGAGGAGATTTTGACCAGTGCCGTTGCCCGCCAGAATCTGGTTTTCCTCGACATATTTCAGGCCGTAAATCGCACGGCCGTCGATGTAGCTTTGCAGCAAAGGAACGTCCGCCAGCACTTGCTTGGAAGCCCGGAACCAGTGAGCGATGGTTTTTACGGTGGTGGTGATCAGTTCAAACGAAAGGTCAGACTGAGGTTTCGCCAGAGTCTCGCCAACCGGTGCAGCCATGTTCTGGAAGCCCGACTCGCGCACGTACTCGATCGCGTTGGAGCTCGTTCGGCCAGGCATGATCAGATCACGAATGGTGAACGGACGATCCGGGCCTTGAATGATTCCCGGCACGCGCGTCGGTTCGATGGCAACCCCTACACCGCCGGTGCCGGTAGTGGCGCTGGTGATGCTGGTCACAGCCTTCAAACGCATCCGAGCAACACCGCGACCTTTTTCCGCCAGGCCTTTGAAGTCGTCGCCGTCGGTGAACTGCTCACCGATAGACTTGACGCCTTCGTCCTTTTCTGCACCGCGGCGGCTCAGCTTCTGCTCGACTTCGTTCAGACGGTCTTGCAGGCCCAGGCCAGATTTCACCAAGCCATCGAGGATGGTCTTGGTGTCGTCGAGGATTTTGCCGTGGTTTTTGATTTCTTCGCCGGCTTTCTCGGCAAAGGCTTTGATGTCCAGGTCACGCTTTTGCAGCGCATCCATGACATCTTTAAGTTCCAGCTGATCATCAGCACGCTCTTTGCGCTGAAATTGGCGTTGCTCGCTACGAGCTCCGTTACTCGGGTAATTCATGGTGAATCCTCAAAACGATGGGAGAGACAGACCTTGGCTCAACTGCGCGTGCAGTGCCTTGGCAATTTGGGTTTCAGCCTGGTCGCCCTCGGACTCGCTCCGGAGCAGGTGCTTCAGGCCGCGATTGGCAATCACCGCGGACTGAGTTTTCGAGAAGCCTGCCTCGCGCAGGAGCTGCTCAAATTCGGGAAGGCTCGGCAGGCCGCCATGGGCCAGCTTCGACTTGATGACATCGGTGCGGGCCTCGTCGTTGGCCGGCACGGTCACAATTGAAATCTCGACCAAGTCCAATTTGGTTAGTGTGCGGATGCCGGTCTTCTCGTCTCGGCTCGATTCGCGCACGTAGTAGCCGATGGACAAGCCGGTAATGGCTCGGGCCTTCATGCCGCGATATGCGATCCGTGCATATGGCGCATCGTCGAGCCAGAGTTCGCCAGCGCCAATCAGTCCCCGCTCATCTTCCTTGAGCTGCTCGATGTCCCAGCTGCCGATCGGCTCGCCCGTGTTGTGCTGCCACAGCACCGGGAAGGAGCGCCCCTTGGACTTTGCCTCAGCCAGGCTTTCCAAGAAGGCCCCAGGCGCCACCACCTCGTTATAACTGTCGACGACACCGAACACCGAGCCATAGCCGGTGAAGATGCCCTCTTCGCTCACAGCCTTGACGTCGTAATCGAAGGACCTGACCTGCATAGGCCGCGCTTTGTGCTTCATTGGGGGTTCCCTTTCGGTGTGTCATTGAGCCAGTCCAGCAAGGAAGCCCTGGCCTTCTGCCCGTCATCGGCGCCGGCGCCCAGCTGATCGATGGGTAGCATGTTCGATTGCACGGTCAGCTTGGCTGCGTTGCCACCCATGGGCTCAAGGTTTTCCTTGATCCGGCAGTCGTCACGGGTATAGATCCCGTTCTGAGTCATGGAACTGTAAAAGGCAGCCCGGGCTGCGCTATCTGCACGCAGCAGCCCTTCAGGATTGAACTTGGCGTAGAAGGTCCGTCGCTCATCAGGACGAAGCAGCCATCGGTTGATGCTCTGCTCGATGCGCTTCATCCAGGGCAGCAGTGAGAAGGTTAGAAACCCAATCATTTGCTGCTCCATGCCGGTGCCCCAGCTGGTGTTGTTCTGCGTATGGCCAACCATGTGCGGCGGTACGCGGAACCAGCGGCAAATTTCCTCGACGTTGAATGCCCGGGTTTGCAGCATCTGCGCATCTTCTGGCGTCATCGACACCTGCTGATATTTCATGCCAGCCTCGAGCACCATCGTCTTGCCGGTGTTCACCGCTCCCGCGAACTTTGCAGCCATGTCCTCGCGAATGTCTTCGCGCTGCTTCGGGTTCAGGATCAGATCCGTGGAGAGCACACCACCCAGCTTCATGCCGTTAGCAAACATCTTCCCAGCTGATTCATCCGCAGCCATCGCCGCGCCAAAGATGTTGCGGCCCATGGCAATCGGACTCAGGCCGCACAGCGGATCGGTTCCGAAGCCACGGATGTGCATCATTTCGTCGTCATTGATGATCTGCTGCTTACCATCTACATCGGTGTATCGGTACTGCACCTCGCCTGTCGGTAGTCGCCGCGGCGGCGATACGGTTTGCGGGAGCAGGAACTCCAGGCTCGAAATCTCACCACGCACGCGATGTGGCAGCACAAACCCATTGCCGCCAAGCAGCAGGCTGGCGACCACACACTCCCAGAATTCGACCGGGGTCTGATCCGCGTTGGGCTGCACGCTGATAACGCGGTGAACGGGGTGAGCACTGGCCACCACCGGTGCGCCGTTCTTGGTTTCGTAGAGCGCGATAGGCAACGTGGCAAGCGTCTCGGCGATCAGCCGGACACAAGCCCAGACTGTGGAGAGCTGTAACGCGGTCTGTTGGCTGACTGACTTCCCGGATGCTGAATCGGCGCCGTAGTAGCCGTTCCAGAAGGCGCCGTCACCCAGCCCGATGCGCTTACCAACCCAGCCGGCCAACGAAGACTTCACCATGCCAGGCTGGGCCGACTTCACCATTGCCTGCCGAAGCACTGCTTTGAGAGGTTTACTCACTGGTCAGCCCCTTGCGGATGAAACCCGCCACGACCAGGAAGGCGCCTGCGGCCGAGATACAAGCCCAGCCGGCGCCAACGAGAATGAAGACGCCGCCAACGAGCAGGCACAGTCCGACCACGGCCGTCAGAATAAATACGATCAGGCCTGTATCCATGAGTCGTCCGATTATCCAATGATGATGGGTTGCGCGAAGTAGTCGCTGATGTTGCCGCTGCTGTCGCCAGCCATGATGATGACCCGCCCGATAGCCATGATCAGTGCGATCGCACCGTCGATCTTGTTGTCATCGCCCTGCTTGATTGGTCGTACGACGTCGTTGTTCCCCGGCAGATTTTTGCCAATGACGTTGCTGACACACCACGTCATGATCGGGTTGCCATCGTGGTGGAACCGACCTGACTCAATGGCCGCCTCAAGCTCTTTCATCGGGTCCGACATGTTCGTGTAGTTCTGCGTGATGGTGATCGGACTGAAGCCCTCGTCATCGAGGTCGTGCATCAGACCGGAAGCACCGAACGGATCGATTGGGCATTCGCGGATGGGCGCCTGATGGTTGGCTTCTTTGGTGTCTTCGAGGATCTCCCGATAATCAATCTCGGCGCCTTCCGTAACATCAAGGTGCTGAGAGTTGATCCACGCCTGAAAGCGTTCCGACATGCGCTTGTTGTCGCTGTTGAACGCAGTGTCTTCTGGCACCCAGAATTTTGGTGCGACACTGTAGTAATGCGTCTTCCCATCGATCACGCGCCAAAACAATCTGGCGCGCGAGTTCATATCCAGCTTGCGCGCCAGGTCGAAGCCGGCGATCCACTCTTGGCCCTCGAACTGCTCGAGCGTCAGCGTCGTGTCTTCACAGGCTTTCCAGCTCTCCATGTTGTAGAAGCCGGCCTTGGCGCTCACCCAGAGATTGAGGTGCTTCGTTTTGAATGTGTTGGTGAACCTAGCCGATCGGATCGCGCGCGCCTGCTGGCTCTCCAGATACTCCTGGAACACAGACACCCCATGGTTGGGGTTGGCCTTGGCCAGCATCTTCGGATCGGTCCAGTCGTCGCCCTCGTCAAGGGTCCAGATCCAGCCGAACAGCTCTTCATCCGGCACCGTGCCTTCGAGCATTTCGATCACTTGCC